ATAAAAAATTATAATAATTCTTTCCAAGTGATGTAAAAGCACCCTATTCATTTTCTATTGTAGAAAATCTTGGGCTTGTCTCACATTTCACGGCATTTGGCGGTTGGAGACTTTTATTGTCTTTGTATTCTCTTCTATACTTTTCAGGTCTTTCTCCTGTTTCCATATATGATTTGAATACTTTTTCCGAAAGTATTTTTTTCAAAAAAAGTATCTAGATATCAAAACTATAGAAATCCGTCGTGATGTTTCTAGTAGCATAAGACAATTGCGGATTTTGCGGTGTAGGTGTCGGGACCAAGATGGGTTGATTTCGCAAATTTGCCGGCTTCAAACTAAACGCATATCCGCACCGATCAAAGAACAATTTGTTTTCCTCCAGGAAATTGTCGACCTTCTGGTATCGCATCGCCACCATTTGGCACCCCATTTCTCTCGCCAATATCCCAGAAGGGTTCGGCGGATCTATTTCTTTGTCCGGAAACACAATTGTCATCCCAGTTTTATTGTATTGTGTGAGCTCAGCGATATCTTGTATGTTCTTCACTGCATAATACGGGTAAGCACGCATAAACATCGAATTGCTCGTCAAGTTCACAAATTCCATCAAATCGGTGTTGTCCGCAAACGAATTGTTGCTCCTGTCGGCGACGAGTATAATCTTGTTTTGAAAGCTCAACAGCGGTTGAAGACCTATGTTGATCCCTTTGTTTTCGTAGCTGTGTGTTCCGTCGAGCATGTAGCCACTGTACAATTTGAAGACATCCGCTAGATTTGAATACATCTTCTGGTTGTTTGACTTGAACCTCAAATGTATTATCAGCGGATCGCTCAAGTTGGGACAAGTCAAGCTCGACGCGCTCGAAGTCGTTCCCGGGCTCCCCATAGCATAATCCTGGATAGTTTTCATAACCGACGCGAAACTCACGCTGTTGAACGTTTCTTTCACGTAATAACTGTCATTTGTGCTGGTGGAGACGACGGGTTGATTGTCGATTGAATAAATCTCGAAATCCAGACAACGGACGCCTTGCTTAATCACTGCTTTTAAATTGCAAATGTCGACCACATCGTTTTTGTACGAACCACCGCTGCACGCATTGTAAGCAGTTTTGATGTAGTAATCGTATAAATTTCCACTTAAATCGCTTACGCCCGATGATATGGGAGATATATTTCCATCGACGGTCGAATACAGATTGTTCATGTAACTGCACTCAGTATTGTTGAGTCGCGTTAATTTTATTATATACAACACCAAAACCAATAGAATAATTAATATCATCGCTAAAATCATATACGAAACGAAATCCTCGTTTAGATTTTTGAGTGTGTTTACAATATCATTCATTTTCGTTGACATTCTCTAATATACCTTTTTATTTTTTCATTTGTAGTTTAGTGCAATAAACACCAAAGGGTTTAAAAAATAAATAATTATATATCTATATGGCTGGTGGACTAATGAATTTAGTGAGCGAAGGTCAGCAAAATATAATATTAAATGGTAACCCAAGCAAGACATTTTGGAAGAGTGCCTTTCAAAAATACACAAATTACGGAAAACAAAATTTCAGGTTGGATTACGAGGGAACGCCACAACTGAGACTGACCGAAGAATCGACGTTTGTATTCAAAGTGAAGCGATACGCCGATCTCTTGATGGACTGTTATTTGTCAGTCTCTCTGCCAAACATATGGTCCCCCATTCTTCCGCCCCAAACGGTGAACAATATGTATACCAACTGGCAGCCATACGAGTTCAAATGGATCGACAATCTGGGAGCACAGATGATCAGCAACATACGAATCACTTGCGGCAACCAAACTCTCCAGGAATTTTCCGGACAATATTTGCTATCCGTTGTTCAAAGAGATTTTAATACAGATAAAAAGAATTTGTTCAACGAGATGATAGGTAACGTTCCTGAGTTGAACGATCCCGCACTTAACAATTCTGGTTCGTATCCAAATGCGTATTATACGGATAGTCCCGCCGGCGCACAGCCGTCGATCAACGGTCGAATTTTATACATACCCATGGGCGCCTGGTTCAACTTGAAGACGCAACAAGCTTTTCCTCTTGTCTCCCTTCAATACAATGAGCTCCAAATTCACGTTACATTTCGCCCCATCAATCAGCTGTTTCGAATTCGCGACGTGTATGACGTAGCCAATAATTTTCCTTATGTAGCCCCCAATTTCAATCAATTCTACATGCAAATGTATCGGTTCCTGCAGACACCACCCGATATAAATTTGGCGATTGATTCTTATCTGGATACGCGGTCGGTGTGGAATGCCGACATAAATCTAAACTGCACGTATTGTTTTCTCTCGAACGATGAATCGAGATTGTTTGCAAAGAACGAGCAAAAGTATATGTTCAGGCAAGCCCACGAGAGAGTTTTTTACAATGTAACTGGACAAAACAAGGTGGACATGGATTCGTTGGGATTGGTGAGCAGTTGGATGTTTTACTTTCAAAGATCCGACGTGAATTTGCGCAACGAATGGTCGAATTACACAAATTGGCCATACAATTCAATGCCCTATGGCGAGGTGCCGGCCGACCCAAGCGGACCTTTCCCAAATCCCGAGCCTCCGTATACTCCAGCGACCTTGGGTCCTGGTACGAATCCAGACGGATCGCCATCGGGGCTTATGGTGAGCGGCGTATACAATCCCCAGAACATCAAAGATATCTTGGTGGGTCTAGGAATACTTCTCGACGGTCAATATCGAGAGAACATCCTACCGGCCGGAGTTTTCAATTACGTTGAGAAATTCACAAGAACTGGAGGAAACGCGCCCGATGGATTGTTTTGTTACAACTTTTGTTTGAACACTTCGCCCTACGATCTGCAGCCATCGGGTGCAATGAACATGAATCGGTTCACCGACATACAGTTCGAGTTCACGACGATAACTCCGCCACTCGATCCGTTGGCGCAAGTGCTTACGATATGTGATCCGGAGACTGGCGAGATTGTCGGGATCAACAAACCGACGTGGCGGATCTACAACTACAATTACAATTTGTATGTGATTGAGGAGCGAATCAACGTTGTTACGTTTGTCGGCGGCAACGCGGGCTTGATGTATGCGACATAAAAAAAATAGGGTTTTACACCTTTTCACCGATGAAAAGTAACGGTTCAATGCACATCTCTTTACTTCGTTAGAAATGCGCAAAGGTGTCAAATTGTTATTTACATCGTATTGTATACGAGTTCGTCGACCTGATATTTCGACAATGTCCCATCGTTTAGGAACGACATTATGTCGCAAATATTATCTTGAATGATACCCGTTTCGTCCTTGATTGCTCGAATGATCTCTGTCGTATCTTGAATACATTCCGGTATCGTGTAGTGAGTGTAGTACAGGTCGAGGAAATTTTTCGCATGGTTAACGAATGGTTGTTGTTGCCTTACAAACAAATAAAGATCGCTTATGCATTTGTCGATAACATCACTTTTTCGCAAATCATAAAGTGCCGTTAAATTATTGAAAATTGGCTGTATTTGATTTGGGAGGGCCCGTTCAAGTTGAAGTTTATATCCCAATGTGGGGCAGTATTGAAGGGTGTCCACATCATCGACGGGGGTAAGAATGTATATTTTTTTTTCGGCGTATACGAAATCGTTGATTGTTTCGTCGGTAGCGCAGTAATTTTTCGTTAATCGAAAACACGCATTTTTGTGTTTAATTTCTATCCCAAGTTTGTCCTTTTCCTCGCCATTTGCCATGTTTTGAAATTGCAGTTTTTGTTGTATAAATTTTATATTTTTGTCGTAATATTCCGCATTTCTTTCGGCGGTTTGAACGATGTAGTCAAAGTGACTGCACGAGTCGAAGTAATCTTGAATATCCCCCATATTTTTCTCTACTAGTTCAAATTTACTTTGTTGGTCAGCCCTCTCGCGCTCGATCAGCTCTGTCGTCGCGTTCTTAGCCTTTTTCACGACGCATTCTAATTCTTGTTCCAACGACATTGTTTCTTCTTCCAACGACATTGTTTCTTCTTCCAACGACATTGTTTCTTCTTCCAACGAGATTTGATTATTATTGGTGGTAAAATAATAATCAAAACAAATTCAATTTTTTACGAATTTGACGGAAACGGACCATCGTCTACAAATTCGCCCGTCAGCGTGTAACGTTCCGGATATTTTGTGACATCCTCCGGTTTGTATCGCTTATTGAATTCGCTGCTGCTTTCGTTGAAGGATGATCTCCAGACGTTGGTGCCAAAGTCGGCAATTGCGGCTCGAGTTCCAATGTCACTCGTCAATGATGAGTAATTGGGTGTTAACCCAGCGGTCATATTACCGGCATCGTTGTCCCCCGGAATCACAGCACTTTGTTCGGGCGTTAACGGCGGCACATACGGCTGGCAACCAGGACAATCGATGTCCGCGAAGCACTGTTGTCCCGTGATCGAACAACGGGCCGTGGGACCACAAAAGTTTTTACAACTGTAGGTCGTTGTCAACGGCAGATTCACCGTCTTGGTATTGCCTGATGAGAACCCTTCCGCAAATTTAAACGTGGAAACGAAAATTACAAACAAAACAAACAACACAAACAAAACAAATGCAACAGTGATGATGTAGAGATTTTTCATATACAATTGGGAAATATTTTATTTAGAGCAAAGAGTTGTGTTTTTTTTAATCTCAATAATGTATAAGTAATGTCTTCGACACCAGAATTGGATGAAAAAAAAGAAGTCCCTAAAAAAACAAATATAACGGGTATTGTGAGTTTCCTTAAATTATTCATATTCTTGACCATTGTTGTCTTGATCTACTTTGCATCGGGGGGACTTATTTTATACGCGTGTAAATTGGCTCAATCAAACATACTGCCTACCGACATGAATTGTTATCCTTACACGGATGACATCCCTTCTATAAAACCGGTAACTTCTAATATTTTCAAAACGTCCATGTTTGCGGAATCGCAACAGTCTATGAAGATCAACTTCCCGTACGACGATGCAAACAAAAAGAATATTTTTCTGGATACGCTGCGCAACTTTAAGAATCAACCCGATACGAACTTCCTTTCCAATTATTTTGTCTCGATTGTCGAAAGCTTAATGAGTTTCAACAACGCATCTTTCAATTCGGTGTTGTCGATGATGAACGAACATATTCCCGAATCGATCATTGTTTTATTGGGTCCGTTGTTGATGGCGTTTGCATCAAATGTGATATTAATCATGGACAATATCTACTTGATGTATTTGTGGATATCGAACATTGGGCTCTTTTTCCAGAGGAACAAAAACACAAATGATGCAATGAAACCCGACTGGAAACCAGTGACATTTGGTGAACCCGGACAGTTTATGTTTTCCCTATGGCTAACATCGGTGTTTCTCACAATTGGGATCATTCTGGTCATATTCGCATTCCCGCTCGTCGCAGTTTTACCATTTGTTACGTTTGTCGTCACTATATGTTCCGGTTTATCGTATAAAGGAGAAATGACAGACTCGTCGACAAAAGTGTCCGCTGGAACAATAATTGCTCGTTTATTTAAATACTACAAGGTCGCAATCATGTCGATCATCAGTTTCATCGTTACTATAAGCGCATTTTCGCGAATGGGAACCGTTGAGGGTATATGGTCTATTGTGATTGCGGCGTTGATTATATGGGGAGTTGTTACGATAGACGTGTTCAAACCGGAAACCCAAAACTATTTGTCCGCACTCGTGAGCGATGCACAAGCAACAAAGTCAAAATGTCGGGCAAAGGTAGACGGGAAACCGGAGGGCAAAGGCCTTTGGTATAATTTGATGCATCCCCAATATTTGTTTCCAAGACAAAATGGTGGGAAAAAATTGGTCAGCGACCTCAAAAAACTTGGTAAAATAATGTAAAATATAAGTTTGTCAAGTTTTGATATAAACAAATGAGGAATAAGAATACACTTACATGAAAACAAAGAAGGTCAAATTATCCAAATACCCGTTTGTGAGCATCTGCACACCGACGTTCAACAGACGACCTTTCATTCCCTACATAATCAAATGCTTCGATCACCAAACGTATCCAAAGGATCGAATGGAGTGGATCATCATCGACGACGGGACCGACAAGATCGAAGACCTAGTTGCGCACATTCCTCAGGTGAAATATTTCAAATACGACGAGAAGCTGACGTTGGGGAAGAAGCGGAATCTTTCACACGAGAAAAGTACTGGCGAAGTAATCGTTTATATGGACGACGACGATTATTATCCCCCCGAGAGAGTGAGTCATGCGGTAGACGTATTGAAGAGATCGCCTTCCGCACTGTGTGCCGGGTCGAGTGAGATGCACCTCTATTTTAAACACATCAATCAACTGTATAAATTTGGACCTTATTCACCGACGCACGCGACAGCTGCTACATTTGCATTCAAACGAGAATTGCTGAAGCAGACAAAATACAATGAGACTGCGTGTCTGGCCGAAGAGCGTGACTTTTTGAAGGCGTATACGATCCCGTTTGTTCAGTTGGACACGACCAAGACGATTCTGGTGTTTTCGCACGAACACAATTCGTTTGATAAAAAACTGGCATTGAAGGACGCCCCGAATCAATTTGTCGTCCCGTCCGAAAAGACGGTGGACGATTTCATTAAAGAGCCCGAACTGAAGGCGTTTTACATGGAGGATATCGACAAGATGTTACAAACATACGAGCCTGGGAAGATTGAAAATAAACCCGACGTGATGAGACAAATTAACGAGATCCAAGCCAAGCGGGCCAAAGAGCAAGAAGATCGTCAAAGAAACTTTAACAATATGAATGGCGAACAAAAAATAAACGAGCTCAATGAAATCATAAACAATCTGTTCAATGAGAATAAAGTGTTGAAGGAGAAGGTGAACTACCTTGATGATAAAATACGACAAATTATACAAGAACAAATTAAAAAGACGAAACATCAAATAGATGAGAAAAAAATGAATGAATAATAATATACTTTTCTACAATATATTATTATTATGACTACTCAAGGAAACTTCAACCCGCACTGGGCTATAATGAGCACCCCACCACCACATCCACCTCCTCTTACTCGACAGAGAAGGATAACCCGCGAAGAAGCAGAACAAATAAGTATAGAAATACAAGAACGTGAGACACTACAACATATGCTCGACACTCTTGGACAAATGATCGCGTCTCACATAAGCGAGGTCCCTAGTCTAAAAACACTTGCGTTGCGACAGCTCTCGTCCTGCGACATGGCATACGCACGCAATTATATTAATTTTGTTGTATGACGATGCAAAAAAAATGAACAATAGTAATATACTTTTCCACAATATATTATCATTATGACTATTCAAGGAAACTTTGATCCATACCATTCTAGGGTGAGCGCCGGTCTCCCTCGGCCACCGCCGGTTTCTCGACAAACACACATAACCAGCGAAGAAGCAGAACAAATATATCGTAAAATACAAGAATACGAGAATCGAAAAAAATGCTCAACGCTCTTGGTCGATCAATTGTGTCTCACGGTCTCGTATCGGCGCGTAAGAATAAATCATAGCTTTAGATTTCCTCTTCAGCCTCATGTTCAACCTCGAAATATTTGTCCTCAGTGTCCGGAGCATTTTCTTTGGTATACTTTTCTAAATACCGGTAAATTCGATTGATGTCCAATTTAGTAATCTCGTAGTTTTCAAACAATCCCAAAATTTCATTGTCATCGTATTTCGTTTTCAATTCTATAAAAAAACCATACAAATCTTTTTTGTCCATACCCAATTGCTGACACAAATCTTGTATGAACAACGAATTGTTGTATTCGGTTGAATATTTCGTCAATACCTTTGTAAATCGAACTTCCGTCGGGTTGTATTTGGGTTGATTCTTGAACTCATCGTGATACATTTTATTGTTCTTGAGGGTCTTTATGAGAGAACTCATCTCGTTGAACTGCCAAATTTGTTTTTGGAACGTTATCCTGTCGATGTAGTCCGCAAAGCAAATATTGTCGAGCTGTTTGATGTAAAACGGAATCGAAATTCGCTTATCTGTTTTCTCGAGAACATCAATGATGTTTTCGTGCCACAACAAGCCGACGCTGGTTCTGTCCGTTTCGTTCATCACGTTGTTGTGATCATCAATATTGTAATAACTGTTTATCAGTTTGTGTGTAATTTTCTTGGTGTCGTCGTTGTAAGACTTTAGTTGAAAAATATTTTCAATTGTGTCTCCATAGAACAATCCCGGATTTGTTTTATGAATGTTGTAGATACTGTTCAATTTCCTCAAATCTCCCTGCGCAAAATCGACCATTTTATTTTTTACGTGTAGATCATCGTCTGGTAACAACGAGTTTACGATCGCCATCATTTGACACTGAGTTGGGGTTTTCAGTTCTATCGTGTTGCAAACCTTCATTAGTTCCTTTATCTTTTTGTCTACGCGATAGTTCCCGATGCAAACAATCGGGTTCATCGTAACCTCCTCTAGCTTCTGTTTTTTTGTCTTCTTGGGACGTATCAGCTTAATAAGAGTATTGATTCCTCCCTTGTCTCCGTTGTTCATTCCGTCAATCTCGTCCATTACAATCGCAATTTTCTTAATTTTCTTATTGAACAGACTCATGATGTTTTTATCCGACATGTTTCGCTCTGTTATGTCGTCGATGACAGTCTTATTCCGTATGTCTCCTGCATCATATTTAATAACATCGTAATTCATTTCCTCCAAGATTTGAATTATGAACGATGTTTTCCCGGTACCCGGATCGCCGCAAATATAAATTCCCTTTTTGAACAACGGGTTGTTCTTGTTTTCTTCGAAACTCTTCAAAATATCCTTTATCGACGAAGCTTTGTCGTCCCTGTTTAGAATGTGATTTATGTTTAATTTCTCCATCTTGTATGTTTACTGATATTCTTTTTATGCCGATTACACTGATTTTTGTTTATCCACTCCGTAGGTAATCCCATCCCACGAAACATTGCATCCTTTAGCCCATCCGTATTTTACGCTGGTTCCATTGTCGCCTGCAAATGCTGGGTCATTGAAATTCATTGTCAAGTGTTTATCACCATTTTTGGCAGGGCAAGTTCCTAAATCCTTTACATTGATACAACTTGTGTTGTTTCCCGATCCATCGATAATCCAATAGTCTGGGCATTCTGGAACGACGGGGGGCCAGCTTTTCGCACTCGAATACCTCAAAGCTATGCCGATCAATACCAACGCAATCATCAAAATAACCAGAGCACTATACAAAACCATTTTTTGAAATCCTCCCAACATTGTATAGAATAAATAAATATAATTTTTCTATGCGACTAATATAATGAGCAGTTTAAATAATGGACGGGTGGACATCAAAACCCCAAACACTTCATCGCTGTTTCAAATGTATGATAAGATACCCGCTAATCAATGTGTAACATTTAGGAACCCGACTGAGGGTATATGGAACGACTCCGAATTGTCGCAGACCTTTTTCTCTCGAGAGAACATCCAAATACTCCAAAATGGAATTCGATCGGGGGTCTATCATCGGTCGAACAGTCAGTATACAATCGGGCCTCAAGATTGCGATTCTTTGAAAATTGTGATGCGAAGTGTTTTTTTGCAAAACAGTTCAAATTTGCCTTACGATATACCCAGTCAAATCAACGAACTGAACAAAATCGTATTGAACTATTGCATTCAACAAGTATACAGCGAGGCGCAGGGATACATGAAATACATTAGCGATGTAAGCACTCTTGCTGTTCCCATTGCGCACCCAGTTCTGGCGAAAAACTATGATCGGGAATTGGAGTTGAAACCATGGTTTTAGAA